AGTTCTAGGTCGCAATGCGATTCCTGTCCCAGCTCTTGGTCTGGAAATAATTGTTGTTCCTACCCTTGGCGTTTTGTTAGGACTGATGCTTGCGCCAAGGCGAACTCTATCAGTAATGATTGATGTAATTCGATTGCGATTGGTAATGCTTGCCCCGCCGGTAAAGGCAGTTCCAAAGGCGTTTAGGGTAAATGCGCCATTGCTAGTTGATGTGAAATAAAGGAATGGCGATGCAACTCCATTGATGGAGATTGCGCCGTTGCCGGTTGTGGCAAACCTTAGAGTGCTTGTTCCGCTCGCTGTGAGCGCGATTTGACCAATTAGATTGACTGGGAAGACTTCGCTATCAGAAACAGTTGCAACAAGGCTGATTGCGCCTGTGGCAGTTGCGATATATTGAAGAGTTGCCGTTGCTGATGCGCTAAGGCTTATTGCGCCTGAGCCAGTTGCGGAAAATGTTAGAGAATCAGTTCCACTTGCAGAGATACTGATTGAGCCTGAGCCAGTTGTCGGACTTGCTGGAGTTGTGCTTGCCGTTCCAGACAAACTGATCGCGCCACTGGCGCTTGCTGGATATGCCAAACTCGCAGTTGCGCTGGCGCTGAGGCTGATTGAGCCACTAGCCGTTAGCGTATTGCCGCTGCCATTGAGACTGATTGTGCCACTGGCTGTGGCTGTGAATACGAGTGAGTTTGTAGCTGAACCCGAGATTGAGATTGAGCCTGTGCCGGCGGCGAGGAAAACGCCGTTGTAAGTTATGTTGGAAGCGTTATAGGCAATGCTTTGGTTATAGATTGCCATGTTTCTCCTTTATTGTTTCTTCACGCTTGTTCCTCATCAAATAGTTCTACTTCTTCAATGATATTGTTATTCGGCTTGGTTGGATCGTAGCCACCGACACCATAAGTGATTATTTTCATTAGGCTGCCCTAACCCAAGTCAAAGCGGCTGATATTGCCGCGGTTGGAGATGAAGCCGTTGCAAATGCACCAGTTACTGAGTCTTGAATAAATCCAGTCACGACATTTCCGTTGGGAGTTGTAGAGCCACCCATAAGATTGACAGGGCTTGTGTTTCCAGTTGAAGTGATTAGCCAGCTTGAAGTAGTTGGTGCGGTGGCTTGTTGACAAAATGCCAGCCAATAAAAGCCAGGAGATAAACTCTGAGAAATTGTAATCTGATAAGCAGTGCTTGCAGCTGTGGCAGATACAGTTCCTGCATCTAAGACAACTGTCGAAGGAACTCCACCATTGTCATTGTAAATACCCAGTCTTACAGTTGCAGTTCCAACAAATCCCGTTCCAGTAACGCAAGCAATTCGATCAAGTGTGGTTGTGGCTTGAATAAAGATTGGAGTGTAGGAAGTCCGCTGATGAGTGACCGACGATGAAACTGGCGCGATGTTATATGTGGATCTGTAATAAAGACCACTTGCAAATTTTAGAATTGCGCCTTTTGCAGAAGCCAAATCATAAGAAGACTTGACTGAGTTTGGAGTAGCGGCAGTACTCGTCGAAGTTGATGAAGTTGAGTCAGTTAGTTGCAATACTCCAGCAGCAGAAGTTGATCCAGCAGATACGGCTAAAGTTCTGTTGGCAGATAAATCACCGCCACCTGTTAGTGGAGCGGTTGTGGAAATACTTCGCGCTGGAAGAACCACATTTGCAAGGTTTGCTCCAAGGGCTGTTTCAACAGCCAAAACCGCGTCATTGATGTTGTCGTGTTGAGCTGCGTGAGGAACTGTTGCCGAATCAAGGGTGTCCGTTGATGTCGGATTGGTAAAAGTGTCAAGGGTTGTTGGGTAATTCGTTGCCATTTGTTACCCCTTAGATTAGGAAGCTGAAACTGAAAGTGCGGTTGAAGCGATGCTTACTGTTCCGGCAGATGATCCAGTTGTGATCGATGGGCTAAGAGCGCCGCCGATGTAATAAGTACCAGAAGTTGAAGCCGACCAAACTCCGAAATAAGAAGCGGTAGTTGATGCTGGCAAGTTGATTGACAATGCGCCGTTGTTTGTTACCGATCCGCTTGAAGCAGCGTTCCAAGAGACTGCAACGCGGGCGTATGAACCGCCAGAAACTTCATTTGCGCCAGTTGTTGCTGGATCGGCAGTGTGAAGGGAAACATAAGCCCAGCCAGTTGTCGAGAGGGCTTGATTCGCTTCGGTAGTGGATATTCTTGCCATTTATTACTCCTTAGAAGTTAGGGCATCAGATTCATTTGCCAGGGGTACATTTGAACCTGATGCTTCATAATGTCTGATTGCAGCTTCACGAGTTGGAAGATGATGGCGTTCATCAAGCCAAAATTGTTTTTGATGCGCCAAAATTGCCCCTGTGTGTGCATAAATCTTGTATCCGAGCGACTTCAATCGCTTGGAAAATAGTAAATCCTCGCCAAAATATGTGCCGTCAATGGCTCCCTCTACGAACCAAGCCCAGTCTTTGCCTTGATTTGGGGTTGCATTTTCACGCAATTTTTCAAGAACTGAGCGATGAATTAGCAAACAACCGGTTCCAGTCGCATCAACTTCAATAACTTGATCAATTGGGTAATCATCAATCGGCTGCAATCCAGCATTTTGAGTCATCCGATAGATGGTTGGGACTGGTCTTAGTGAATCATCTTTGTTGAAAAAGGCTGCGAATACTAAACCCGACACTATTGGGCGCTGCGTATCGTGCGCTGTTTCAATCAATTTCATAAATGTATCAATAGTCAGGCGCTCATCTGAATCAATCAGTAGTAGCCAAAGACAATTGGTATCTTCAAGAAAACTTTTTACAACAACATTTCTTGAGCGAGTGGTCAGCCCAATGTTTGAAACTTGAACCATTTGATCTAATCGACCAGATGGGTGTCTTGCGATGTGAATCAAGTCAATTGCAAGTTGACCATTGATCTTGCCGTCATTGACCATGCCAATGCAGACTTTATCTTTCATTTTCATCGAGTTTCCGCTCTAACATTCAAAGCGGTCGTTTCGATGGTTCCTGATTCGTGTTCTGCAATCAAAGCATCTAATTTTTCAATGCCATCTTGAACAATTATTTGACGAGCAGTTTTGAGACCTTCAAGGAAAATAGATTTCAAAGAATCCCCCGATTCAAATTTATGTTGAGGCCAGCCTTGGGGTTTCGTTCCTCGGAACTCCATCCAAGGCTGGCTCAACGATCAGACTATATCAGGCTTAGTATCCTGAAGGTGCAACAGTTCCGGTGCCTGTTACGGCAGAGACGGCCTTATTGAATCTGTGTGCTAGAGCTGCGTAGCCGTAGACCTGGAAGCGAACTGTTAGGTTAGCTGATAGGACATCTGGAAGTACGCGAGTCTTCACGCCTGATTCGAATAGGTAAGAATCTGAGAACTTACCGACAAGAATTGGAGATTGGTTTGTTGAAGCGCCGTAAGCCTTTGTGATGGTTGCATCAATAAAGACTGGAACGCCTTGGATTGTTCCGACTAGACCAGCAGGAGCGCCTGGGTTAGTTACTGTGCCAGCAGCGTTGAATGCCTGTGAAGCGCCAGTTACGGGAACAACAAGTGGGCGGTTTGATCCGTCAACTTGTGATGCAAACCAGTACCACATTGAAGGGTGCATTACGATTGCTTCAGCAGCCTTGTAGCGGTTTGTAACAACCTTTGAAATCGCCTTAGCGATTGCAATTGCGCCGTTTGGAGCAGATGGAGTTGTTTCAGTCCATGTAACAGGGATGCCGTTTGTTGTGTCAACGCCAAGAGTTACAAGACCCTTGAGAGTTCCTGAAGTTCCGTCACCGGTTCCAACAACTGCTGTGTTGAGTTGTAGTGCGTAGTCAGCCATTAGATCGCCGAATACTAGGCGATCAAGACCGCCAGCAAGAGGTGATTGTTCTACGAGTTGGATTGAAACATTCTCGTAGCCTGAGATTGTGCGAACTGGTGCGGTTACTGTTGAAGAAACCATGTCACGAGTTGTTGTTGCAGCGTTATCAGCAGACTGGAATGCAGCAAGTGTTCCTGTTGTGATTTGAGGAATGTTGATGCTGTCTGTTCCTGCTGGAAGTGCCATGTTTGTAACAAGGTCAGCAGTTACGCGA